GGCGCAGTAATGCCTTTTGCTATGTCGTCGGTTCCATCTGGATGGTTGGAGTGTAACGGTGCAGCAGTATCTCGTTCCACATATTCTTCCCTGTTTAGTGCGATAGGCACAACCTATGGTGTTGGTGATGGGTCATCAACATTTAATGTTCCAGACATGCGAGGGGAGTTTCCAAGAGGTTGGGACAACTCTCGCGGCATTGATAGTGGTCGCGGTATTGGTACTTCTCAAGCCGACGAAATAAAAAGTCACACACACACGTTTACAACAAACTCTAGCACAGGGGCTGGCGGCGTTCCGCTGCAGGGAAGTTCTTCTGCCGTAGCAACAGTTACCACAAGCAGCACTGGGGGGGCTGAAACTAGACCTCGGAACGTGGCGCTAATGTATTGTGTAAAAACATAGTGAGGTGTTATGCCGCTAACAAAGCTACAGTTTAAGCCCGGAATTAACCGAGAAACCACTTCGTATAGTAATGAAGGTGGTTGGTTCGATGGTGATAAAATACGATTTCGCATGGGATTTCCTGAGAAAATAGGCGGTTGGGTTAAAAACTCAGACAACGCTTTCCTTGGGACGTGTCGTGCGTTACACCCTTGGGTTGCCTTGTCTGGTGACAAATACATTGGTGTAGGTACGGGCCTCAAGTATTACATTAGTGAGGGCGGTGCATATAAAGACATTACACCAATACGAGTAGCGTCTTCTGCGGTCACCTTCGCTGCGGGGGCTGATACTCTGGACGGAGCAATAAGCGCCGAGGCACAATCTATTGTTATGGATAGCGCCAGCGGTTTTCCTACAGGCGGTGGACGTATTCTTATCGGCTCAGAGCAAATAACCTATGGTGCAGTTAGTAGTGCCACACTTACAGGTTGTGTGCGCGGCGTTAACGGAACAACGGCGGCGGCGCATTCTGATGGCGTAGCGGTAACGTGCTGTACTCTGTCTGTTACAGATTCTGATGGTCACGGCGCGTTAGAAAATGACTTTGTAACTTTCTCAGGGGCGGCAACCCTTGGCGGTGTAATTACTGCAAACGTTTTAAACCAAGAGTATCAAGTAACGCATGTTGTAAGTTCTACCGTCTTTCAAATAGAAGCTAGGGCTGTAGCAACTATCTCTGAAATAACGACAACGTCTGGATTAAACCCAACGTTTGTTTTTGCAAACACAAGCGACAGCGGTAACGGTGGCGGTTCGTCTGTAGGGGCGTACCAAATCAACACGGGGCTGGATACTTCTGTTCAAGGCACTGGCTGGGGCGCAGGCACTTGGGGACGCGGTGCGTGGGACTCGGCCTCGGACCTTACGGCTGGCGGTAATACTCTTCGTATTTGGAGCCACGATAACTTTGGCGAAGACTTGTTAATGAATGTCCGCGATGAAGGTATATTTTACTGGGACAAGACAAATGGCGTTACAACACGGGCGGTATCTCTTTCCAGTTTAGGTGTAGCCGCCGATAATATTCCAACCATTGCAAAGCAGGTATTGGTTTCAGACAAAGACAGGCACATTATAGCTTTTGGTTGTGATCCAGAAACGGCAATAGGCACACAAGACCCCTTGCTTATTCGTTTTGGCAGTCAAGAAAGCCTGACAGATTGGTCAGCCAAGGCCACTAATACAGCGGGTGATTTGCGTATTGGTTCTGGTTCTGAGATTGTAATTGCTGTTGAAACCAGACAGCAGGTTTTAGTGTTTACAGATGTATCGTTACACGCCATGCAGTTTCTTGGACCGCCGTTTACGTTTGGTATTAATACAGTTTCAGAAAACATTACTACGGCAAGTCCGTTGTGCGCTATTGCGGTTAATGACAACGTGTTTTGGATGGGCCGAGAAGAGTTCTATGTTTATGCGGGTGCTGTTAACAAGCTACCCTGTACGGTAAAAGATTACGTGTTTTCCGACTTTAACGAAGAACAAATTCAAAAAGTCACCGCAGCAAGCAATAGCTCGTTTTCAGAAATATGGTGGTTTTATCCTTCGGCTAACAGTGACGAAAATGACCGCTATGTTGTGTTTAATTATGAGCAGCAAGTTTGGTACTACGGCACATTAGATCGAACAGTTTGGGTGGACCGTGGCGTTGACGCATTGCCCATAGCCGCAGGTTCGGATCATTATTTGTATGAACACGAAAACGGTTTAGATGACGGCAGCACCGTTCCAGCGTCCGCTATTGCCTCACATATTGAAAGCAGTCAGATAGACTTAGGTGACGGGGATCAGTTTGCTTTCTTGTCAAGAATTATACCAGACATTACGTTCCGCGACTCTACTGCCAATACACCAACAGCTACGTTTACTCTGGGTGTTAGAAACTTTCCGGGAGGTAAATACTTACATACCGACGAAGATGTAGTATCAAAGACTGCCTCAACGCCTGTTGAGCAGTTTACTAAAGAAGTTCGAACGCGGTTACGCGGACGGTCGTTTAACCTAAAGGTAGAAAGCACTGCGACAGAAACCACTTGGCGCTTGGGCACTCCCAGAGTCGAAGTTAGACCTGACGGCAGACGCTAATGTCTAGGAATCTAGTTCGCCCGTTTTTTCCGATTCCGCCGCAGGAGTACGATCAGACATACTTTGATGAGGTAATTCGGTCCTTTGCAGTGTACTTGGATCAAATGCAAAATCCCGGTGAAGGTAGAAACACCGCGTTAGTTTTGACCAATTTACAGACGGACGATCAGGGCTTAGAAGTAGGTAGCTTGTATCAAGGGGCTAACTCAGATGGCTTAATGGGCTATGTTAAGATAACCCTCGCGGACATAAGTAGTTTGCGCGGCAACTCGGTTACAGGTTCAGTGGGTGCGGTTACGGTGACAACATGATAAATACATGGAAAAGTTTTAGACGGTCTGATACAGTCCAGATCAAAGGGGCGATGTGATGCAAGAACAGATGTATTTTCCCGAGGGCGGTGTTGGGTCTTTCTTAACCTCTAACATGGATGAAATGCCTGACAACGTACTTGCGTTTGGTCAGCCTCGCGGCATTAACTCTATGGGCGAGGTAGCAAACCGCATGGCTCAGATGGGCCGTAACGGCGATACGGAACTGGCTCACGTTAATCGTGACGAGATTATTATAGACCGGAACATGGCCCGCGATCCGCGGATCAGGAACGCTATGGCGGAGGTTTTTAGTGACAATGACATGGACATGTCGCGTTACACGGTTGGCAACGCGGCTAACTCTGTAAACCCTTACACGGGTAACAGAGAGTTTTTTCTAAAGAAGATTATTAGCGGCGTTAAGAAGATCGTTAAGATGGCTGCGCCTATTGTTATTCCGTTGGCTATGAACGCCATATTTCCCGGTATGGGTGCGTTAGCTTCGGGATTTATTGGTTCAGGCATTAGTTCTCTTGCGCAGGGTAACAGCTTTAAAGATAGTATGAAGGCTGGACTTATGGGCGGCATTATGGGTGGTTTCCAACAGGGTATTGGTAATTTAGTGCGCGGCGAAAAGATGTTTACTGGAATGTTGCCGGACGCTTCTAAGGGCGGCTTTTTTAAGGCGCGTAACCCGTTTAAACCGGAACCCCGTGATCCAATATCAGTGTCCTCGCAAGGATCAACAAGTACCCCTCCAGTAACTAAGTCCGCTATAGAAGGCACACTTCCTGAAGCCCCCGCATTGAACAGCGATTTAATTGGCGCTAATATTGACGGCTCTAACGCTACTATACTTGATAGTCCCGATAAATTTAGCACTAAGTTAAAAAACTTTTTTTACGATTCTGGAAGTCCCCGTACAGAAGGTCTTACTTTACAACAGGCTAAAGAAAGGGTTGAACTAGCGTTTGGAGACTCCTTAACCCCTTCAGAAGTTGCACGGGAAGCTACGCGGATGGTGGGTCAAGGAGCTAAAGAGGCGGTCAAAGGCAGTTACAAACTGTTTCCAACAATTGGGGCCGGATTAGGTGTTGCAGCATTAGCTGGTGGCTTTAAACAAATACCCGCGGAAGAATTAGAAGACCCCTACGACAGCCCTTCGCCCGCCGAGGACCGCTTGGCAGCGAACCCTGAGATGTACACAACCGGAGTACCCGGAGCCCCGTCTTACCGCTCCTTGTATGACGTAATGGTGCCCACGGTCCGCCAGCCGATTTACCAGCAATTCGTTGAGCCTGTCCAAACAGCCGCCGCGGGCGGCGAAATGCAGAACTTCCCGCGCCGCACTGGTTACATAGGTGGCCCCGGAACCGAGACTTCCGATAGCATTCCAGCCATGCTTTCTGACGGGGAGTTTGTAATGAACGCCAAGGCCGTCCGCGGAGCGGGTAACGGTAGCAGAGAGCGCGGCGTTAGAAAGATGTACGATATGATGAGAGCCTTTGAAGGGGGTGCAGTAGCATGAGTACTCAAACCCAATATGTAGTAAATCGCCAAGACCCCGCGATTGAGGCTTACCGTCTGGGATTACTGGGCGATGTGCAGAAATAC